GTTCTTAGATCATCAATAATATCTATAGGGCCTAGCTGTATTTTATTAGTTTTGTAGTTAAAAGTTGCGTCTAATAAAGACCTTATACCAGAAGTACCAGACCTTGCTTCAGACTTACCTACGTTAGCAGCAGCGTCAGTTCCTAAGGTTACGCCTCTAGGCATACCTAAGAAGTTAAATATATTAGTAAGTAAGGATCCTTTAGTAGCTATTCTTTGTTTTAATAAGATGCTACCTAAGGCAATAGTACCTATGCCTGCAGCAAACGGAGCAAGCCACGAACTAGAATCTGCCTTTACGGCATTTGCCTGTTCTTCGGCTCTTCTATCTCTGATATAATTTTGGTCGTTCATAGATCAAAAATCTGGCTTATCCGCTACTTCAGGGCTGGTTATGTCTTCAGCGCCAACTACAGAGGCACCTTCAGTAAACCTACGTAACGCGGCCTTATTAGCTTTTTTACTGTCTTGCAGCTGCAGCGTATCCGAAGTAATTTTTTCTGCTTTGGCTAGTATTTCAAGTTGCTTATACTGAGTCATATTTTTTAGATCCTTATGAGAATAGCTATAAGCTTTTGTAACGATAACCTCTAAAAGATTTTGCACACTATTAACACTGTTTCTATACTCAGTAAGGGCCTCATTATATTGTTTTGGATCTTGGATATTTGATAACTTATATATGTTTATAGCACAGTGCTTTACAAAACCAGCTTTATACTTAGTTAAAAAAAAGTCTTTACTAGAAGTACCACATACGAAGCTTGTATAAAAAATCCAGTCTTCCACAGCTACATCAGAAATTTTACCGTTAAAAGAAGAGACTGTCTCTGACTCTAATACAGTTAAAGGACGATTAACACAGACATTTTTTTCTTTCTTAAATAAGAAAAGCTGCCCATACTCCATCTTAGTACGGAACAGCTTATCTACGTCCTCTAAGCTAAAAATTGTTAGAAGGCTCACATCATTACAGCTGCTCTGGCTCCTCCTCTACTCCAAAGCCAGAAGCCTGCATGATTCTATCAGCTATAGTAGAAGGTACTCCGGCGGGAGTATTAGGACTTAACACAGGATGTACTAGGCCCACAGAGACTAGTCTATCTTCTCCTCTGTCTTTGATTTCAGTAGCCTTTCTTTCCAGCTCCTGATTAATTAATTCAATTTTTGGATCATCCTTTGGAAGATCCTTTTTCTTAGCCTCGGCCTCAATACGGGCATCTTCGGCTTCCTTTACCATCTTCTCCTGTAAAGACTTAAACTCTGATCTATTTATTGATCGGTAGATATAAGGGGTACCACTAATGGTTAGGGAAAATACGGAGTGTACTTCGGACTTTGCGTTTTCTATTTTAGACTGTACTTCTGGTGAAAAACTCATACTACTTGTTTTACTAATTGTATTGTGCGTTTACTTGCAATCCAGTTGTAAATCTCATATAGCGGATCAGAACTTCCTTCTGCACCAGCTTGAGATATTACTTGGCTTGTTTCAAAAAAATGAACGTTATCAAATCTGACAAACCAGGTTTGATATTTTGGATCTTGATAGTATATATCAAGAGTTAAATTTTTAGAATCTATAGATAATGGAGATTCCATTTGTCTTCCGGTATCTATTGTCTTACTTTCAGAAGACCAAAACTCATTTAAAGATTCTATAGTTTTATTCCTAGTAGCTGCGTCTTTAGTTAAAAGAGAAGCAATATACTGCGCTCTAGCAGCTTTTTCTTCTGCGCTTCCGTTGGGAGGTAATTCAGTTTTAAGCTCACTAGAGATTTTATCTTTTAAGTTATCTTTATAGTCCTTGGCAGGTCTATATTCTAGGCCATAATTATACAGTTTAGGAACAAACACACTATTTTTTACATACTTAGAATCAAGAATTGAATTTAAATATCCTGCAAAAATATAGTTTATGACCATTACTCCTTGTACCATTGACTTACCAATAGCTACTTTGCTAAAGTAATAGTCGTTATACCCATAGATAGGAATTTTACTAGTAGCTTCTTTATACTGTATTTGGTAGGCTTGTTCAATATGATAGCCATTAATAAATATGGCCGTCGTCGATGCGGTAGGGTATATATAATTCATACGTCTAATCCTCTTATACCTTGATCTCTCATAAGCCTTGCTTGCTCATAAGAACGCATCTTATCGTCTTCTGTACCATAAGCTCGGCCCATACTGTCAAGTATTTGCTGAGACACATTAGGATAAGCATTCTTTTCAATTTTTTGATCTATATCTGATCTTCTAGACGAAACAGGTAGATTAGAAAGAGGGGTTAAGTCTGTAGCTACATAGCTATATACAACCTCAGTATAAAGATCATCTATGCTATAAGTAGTACCGTAGTTAACAAGAGTTATACCGTGAACGCATTGTATTGCAGCCCCGCCTTTTTCATTAGCTGCTGTGATTATGATACTAAAAGGAGGAAGCTGATCAGAAAGTAAAGAAGTACTAGACGCCATAGTACTTTCAGCAACAGATTCGTCATAAACTTCATGAAAGACATCTTGATTTACGGAGGCAAAAACTAATGTACCTGCGATAGATCTGGCTCCTCTAGTATAGCCAATTGGTGAGGATCTACCTAATACTCTAACAGGAGATACAGACCTAGTAGTAGAAATAGACATAGTTTGAAGCTCTGCGAAAACTTTAAACTTTTTATTCTTACTAGTAGCTGTGGTTAAAGCAGATTGAGTTATTATTGGCAAGTATATAGCTGCTGTAATATCAGTTCCTGCATAAGACTGAAAATAAGCCTGTTTTCCAAGGCTTGGGCCTATTATTCTAGCAACTTCGTCGTTAACTATTATTTGCTTTTCCATAAAGAAAATGGGGCAGTGATTAGCTGCCCCTAGATATACAGCTATACAATCAAGATATTAACCGCCCAAGAAAGTAGCGCTTCTACCGTCATTGTTAATGCGAATAAAGCCCTGATCCTTCCAAGGAGTAATAGCAGTAGCAATATAGGTACAGGCTTCGTCAGTGGTTATATCATTTATTGACAAAGCTGAGCCTACGTTCAATATTTCTACTCCGTGAATCATCATTCTAGCGACAGCACCATACTCGTTAGAGCCGGTAATAACTACATCAAAAGGAAGAACCTGATCAAGATAGTTAGGTGCAGCAATAACTTTATCTAGCGCTATTCTAGAAACAGAAGGAGAAGCAGCTCCGACTGCAGGACCGATTATGCCTGGCACGATTTCAATCGAGCCTACGTTTACGTCTGCAATTTCAAAGCCCTCTGGAATAGAATATCTATTAGCTATATAAGGCCGATCTCTCATGGCCTCCATAAGAGCGGATCTATCAAACACAACAAATACGATAGATCCAGCTATACCTCTTTTTCCACGAGAAAAGGATCTAGGATCAGCCTCTCCCATAGAATAAATTGGAGCTTTTTCTCTCTGGACGGTAAAGGATATACCCTGGAGTTCTCCAAGTATCTTTCCGCCAAAGGTGACTACCATGTCAACGCCAGAGAACGAGTTATACGTCTTGTTTAGGGTATTACCCGATCTACCTGCGCCGGCTGGAGCTAATCCTTTATTAGAATTGGTCATAATTTATATTACTCCTATCACAGTTCCTTAGCGAGAGACACTGTCAGATTAATCTGAGTGATCTCGAAGGCCGGTACTAGTGTAAGGTTTATATCAAGTTCGCCTAGTACTCTTTGGTCTGGAGTAGAGCTGATCGAGAAGGAGTAAGCCTTTAGAGCTCCGGATCCCTTCATGTTCAATAGAACCTGATCAATTTCAGCATCCAGCGCATTCATCTGCGGAGCATTGTTGGGCTCGCCAATGAATTTAGTAGCTACCGCTCTTATAAGGTCTACGCAAGCGTGAGTAATTCTTACTGTGCTAAGACGTACATAGTCCGATCGAACGTACTTTGTAACATTGTGAGCGCCAGTTAAGCCAGAGCCTACAGTAAGGCCATTGCTACGACTTAACATCGTAACGTGACGCATACCAGTAAGATCGTTTGCCTGCTGTCTAGACAACAGCTTCGACTGTACAACTCCGCCAATAGACTTATTAGTAGTAGAAGACTGAGGGGCTAAGCTAGTTATTAGACCAGCATAGGCCGCCGCACCATCAGTATTTCTCGATGTATTAGAAAGAGAAGCACCTACCAGCAAGGCTTTAGCAGAAGTCTGAGTACCTACGCTTCTAAGAGGGAAAGAGAAGATGCTAATATACTGACCAGCATCTACCTTACCATTTCTAGAGTCTACAGCAGCATCGCCGTCAGAGTCATAGGCCTGCCAAGACGTAAAGTAGGCAGAGCTAACAGCTGAGGCTTCATTAACAGAAATGTCAGAAAGAGTATTTCCATTAGAGTCTGCAGCGCCACTTCTCCAGTTTAGATAGGCCGCGTTATAAAACTGACCGCTAAGTACAGTAGATCTAAACGCAGAGCTGTCCTCTCTATAAGCGTGATAGGCAACCCACTCATTAAGCAAACGAGTAGACGGTGTACCAAACTCTACAGAGGATACTGCGCTTCTATAAGAAGTAGCAGATCCAGAAATTCCGCTGTTTACCCAACCAGCTCCAAATAGGCTTGTAACCTCAGCAAGAATTGTTGCATCAGAGGTAAGACCCACAGGAGAACCAGTATACTCCGCAAAGTAGCCAGTGTTAACTACGTTAGGGGAATGCCTCATAGCCCAGCTAAGAACTGGTCTAGTAGCAATAACACCTATGCAAGAGTTCTCTTCCGAAGTAGCTTGGAAGCAGAAATCTGCCAACTGCTTACCAAAGTTCCAAGAAGATATAGCCGCGCCCGTTGAAGAAGCATAAATATTATCGTCTATATACGCTCCTATAGGAACAACTACGTCTAGTGGCCGGCTTTTTAGCACGTCATAAGCAGACGCTAAGTCGGTATATCTACCAGAAAGTAGAGCGCTAGGCTTTACATAATCAAGCAGAGTCTGTCCGCTATAGCAGCCTATAACTACAACTTCTATGTTAGGGGCGCCAGCACTAATAGCCTCTTCTATTGCCAAGGCAAGCTCGCCAGGACTATTTGTCGTTGGCCAACCACCTGCAGCACCAGAAAAGTTAAAATAAAGGGAATTAATCGCTTTCTCTACGGAGCCGACAGTAAACGGTTCAAGAACCGGAACGCTAGGATTTGATGTTACGCCTAACAGTGTTACTTTCGGACCAGCCGGAGGAGGAGCGACTTTTAGCCCTTGATCGTTAAGAATCGTGTTTACACGAGGGATGTAATTAGTCATCTAAGTATCTCCATTACTGACGAATATCTAAATCTCCAAACAAATATTCACCAGATCTATAAAACAAATTTCTATATTCCTCAGGGGTATAATTTCCTGACACTAATTGGTCAGCAATGTACTTATATTGATTTTTATAAGGTAGTACCTCTGAAGTACCTAGAGAAATGTCTATTTTTAGTATATCTCGCTGATATACTGCTTCTAACTCTTCGGTTCGAAAGTAAAACTGTGTACTTTTGCAGGGGAACTGTTGTCTCCAAGCGGTTTCTTGCATTTCTGAAGTTCTTTTCCAGAAAAGCATATTGGCAATTCCATTTCTACGCAAATACCCAGAATACAATTTTAAAAACTGCTCAACCCAACTTAGTAAGCGCTCAGTAGTTCGAAAGTCCTGAGCCCAAGCGTCAAATTGAACAATATACTCAAACCATTGGCCGTAAATCTCTACTGTATATCCAGGTACAAAAGGGTCCTTAGTTGACTCCCTAAGTCTTGGTTTCAGTTCTTTTTTACTACCAAAAGGCTCTCCTAGTGATCCAGGTTCCTTAACCTTTATCGACCAGGTAACTGTAGGAGCCATAGGCGGTTTATTGACTATGGTTCCTAAAGAATTTGCACTGACTATGTTTAAAAGGCTTTCAGGGAATTCATGTTCAAATTTTATATAGTTATCAAAATCTTGATACTGTAATGAATGTCTTCCCTCAATAGAAGGTGCGTTAACTAAGTCAAATTTTACTAAGCCGTTCCATTTATTGGTTTTTGGGTTTAGTATTATTTGATCAATAGTATACTCTTCCTTAGTAGTCAAATTAATGACTTTATCGCCTTTTTTAGGTACCACTACGGCAAACGGAAATAAGACAAGCCTTTTATCATTCTTATTAGGTACAAATGATAGCTGATGCTTTCGCATAAGCAGGGAAATTAGGTCCATAGCTTCAGATATACCTATGTTACCTTCGGCCCTAGACTTACGACGAAGCTCAAATTGTTGACGCTCGTCATTAAAATACTGGAGGTAGTAATCCCCAAAGTTTGGTAAATCACTGAGGTTCATTGTTAGACCTATTCCCTCCGTACTTAAAATCTGTTCCTATATTACCAGCTTGTCCGTTTTCAACGTTACGCTCTTCAATATTACATCTCCAAAATTCAATTCTACCATTGTCACCTTTTATGCCAAAAATGTCTTGAATTTTGTACTGCTTTATTATTTTAAAGGGCTGTAATATTTTACCAGTATCTGGATTTTGATCCAATTCTAGTATGAAGTCAAACTTGTTGATTGGCCTGTCGTGTCGAAGTACTAGATTTTTTTGATTAGTAGAAATCTGACCTGCTTTTGCACCAAACTCTACTCCTAACACTCCAGACCAAGCGTAGCCTTTTACTAAGAAATCAGTAAAAAGATAGCCAGAAGAATAGCATCTAGTACAAGTCTCAGATGCTACGCTTCCATAGTTAACACAGCTGCACTTTTTAGTTACGTCTGCCTGTCTAAGACCATACCATTGAAACCCAATAGCTTTATTACTAGGAAATAAAGAAGATCTTTTTCCTAGCAGTGAGTCAATTACATGTCTTAAATCAGGGAGTATCACGTTAAATTATAAATGCCTTCTGAGTTCCAGTTAACTGTAAAGTCAGCAGAAGTAACTGTTTGAGAGCCAAAGTCTAGCTGAAGCATAAGATAACTAGTAGCAGGCGTGGCGCCAGATACGTAGACTATTCCGTAAGCAAGGCTTGTACTTAGGCCGCTAAATACAACAGGTAAACCTGATAAAACAGCTTCGTTATCTACAGAGTCAATAGATACGGTTGTGCCGTTTATCTTTTTGCCACCTTTTGTATAGCCTGCTGAAACTACCTCAGAAGTAATGTTACCTGTAACAGTATGGCTATGAGAAAATGTATATGCTCCGCTGCAAAGCATTAGCATTATATTAGCAGTACTAAGATTGTACTGACCACTTAGTAATCCTGCTTTAAAACTATTGTAAACTTGATTTGCCATTATGAGCCTATTAGTCTAAATACTCCGTAGGTATTATTCCATTGAATTTGGAATGTACCGTTCGTGCTACTGTTGCTACCTATGTCTGTGTAGTGAATTAGGTATCTACTAGAAGGCGTAGCGCCAGAATACCAAATAACTGCCCCAGAACAATTAATAGTCGCGCTTGTCCAGGTGACATCGCTAGCATCAAATACTGTATAGCCGTTAGTTACCGAAATAGTCTTTCCAGCTAGTAGCTGACCAGGCCGCTGATATCCGTTTAAAGGATCTAGTACCTCATGACCAGAGATGCTACTATGAAGAGTATGCCCGGTGTTAGGTGTATAGCTGCCAGATACAAGCGTGACGTAAATAGGATCATTAATTAGATCTATTGTTCCGCTTAAACACAGCTTTAGGTAGTTAGGATATATAAAACTTGCCATTTAATTTTACCAATAAGGGTTGTTTATTCTTGCCCTTCTATTTAAATCAATATTGGCTGCGGGTTCTGATCCTTGGTAGTAAGAGAATCGTGATTCTGTATACCTACCATTGATGTCGTACCAAAGCCTATTTATTGTAGCTGCCACATCATCATATCCTGCAGTAGACGTGCCAATTCTAAATTGCCAGTTACCTAGTAAGGACTGATAAGCGGTTTCTTTTAATTGCTGGTATTTAGCTACTTTCATAGCTACTCTACCAATAATATTGTCTATGGATACTCCTAGATCGCCAAGCTGGCGCCTAGTTCCGGCAACTAAATACTTAGTGTATTCAGCATCTTCCATTAAGTCTAGAATAGTACTATAAATTATATATTGCTTTCCAGGAAATGGAATATTATCAAGATCAAAAGCCCTACCGACTTTTTCCCAAGACCATATGGTATTTTTAAATAATAAGGCTCCAATGAAGTCTTCAGTATAGGTATCGTAAACTTCCCTAATTTCTCTTTTTATAGTCTCTATACCATAGATCTCAGGATATAAGGCGGTGTTTATAGAGTAATTCATCTGGCCGCCATAAACATTACCATTAGAGCTAGTAATATCTTTAGTTAAAGATATTTGAACGCCTAAGTTTTTAGGAAGTTCACCTGAAAAAGCTACGACTAAATTTTGACCACTTACGTAGGTGCTATAAGCTGGAATATCAAAAGTTCCAAGTTGGGCCCCGCTAGCTAGATAGGAAGCAGTATTTAAAAGAGGAAATAAATTTACATCTATCCATTCAGTAACATCCACTCCTGTTAAAAGCGTTTCTGTAAATGTGAATTGTATAGTATTGTCACCAGCTAAAGAAGGGCTGACCCCGTGTTTATTATTTTTAGGTCTAACCTTATCTACAGTAAAGTCTTCACCTAACGCTTTTATATTAGTAGGAAGGAATAGATCGCCTTCTAAGGCTAGATTGGCTGCTTCCTTTTCTACTGTAGAGTCAATTTTATATACAGAGTCTCCAGTACTAAAATCAAATGTAAGGGTATCAGTAAGTGTATCGGCGTCTTGTGCAACTAGAGAATAGCCTAACGCTTGATCAGTACCCACTACTATAATTCTATAGTCAGTATTTTCTTTTAGATAAGTAGAAGGAGATAATACTACTTTTGCAGAGTTAACATAGCCTGCGCCAATAGTACATGGAATTATTACGCCAGAGTCTATCTCTATAAGAGAAAATATACTACCTACAAGGCTAGAAGTGGCAATAGCCTTACTAAACGTAAGTTCTATTGACTTATTAATAAAGTTATCCGTAGAGCCTTGGGCTGGCGTGCTTGATAAAAGAGTTATAGCCATTAGTTACTTTCTAATAGAGTGGGAGGGCAATCACTATTTTTATGTACCGCTTTTAAAAGATCAATAATTTTCTGTCTATTCTTCCCTTTGGTCTCAAACTGTATACAGTAATTTACAATTTCCTTGGCTGTCCAATTTCTATCTATAGGCTTCTTTAGTAGCTTGCTAAATTTAGGATAGGATTTGCACTTAGAATTACCTGGCTCTAGACCAAAGTTCTTAATAAGCTGCCAGTACTCCTCTAACACTGAAGGATCTTTATCTATAGGAGCAATATACTTCTCTCCTTCAATTAAAATCCCAGCTTTTATAGCATTCAAAAGCTCTCTTTCCTCATCAGTAGTAATAGTATCGGGAACTACTGTAAAATACTTTTTACCTGATAGCCAAATTGTCTTTTTGGAAGTACCAAAAAAAGATTCAGCTTTTTGATTTAAAGATATTGTCTTTCCCTTTAAAGAAATAGAATTTTGAGATACGTTATTTACAGTAGTGGTAATATCAATATTTTCTATCTGGCTATCTATCTGAGTAGCCACTTCTTTATCTTTCTTATTCTTAGTCATGTTACGCAAAAAAATAGGACCGGGGAGACGACCTCCCCGATCCGTAGGCACTATTTAAGGTAGCGAATCAAAAAATAGCACCAGTTTGCCATAAGGCTGTTGTCAGCGCAGTATGGCACGGTCCTCCGGGTCGCACAAACCCGGATAGGTTTTGTGTTAAAAAACATATCTCTTCTTATATTATTGCGGGCCTTTCATATACATAAAGACCAGGCTCATTCACTGTAGCAGAAAAAGCAGTACTTCCAAATAGCTCGTCAAGTTTTTGAGCAACTGCTTGATATGTTGAGGCAAAAGTAAAGTACATTCTTTGACCAATCCAGCCCGAGCCTCTGTGTATAGTGTCGTTATTAAAAATTGGATCTATTAGGCTAGATATACCTATTCTATCTCCTGTTTTAGAATTAGGGAAGCCGTGGCTTACGTAATCGTCAAAAAATATTCGCTCAAACGTAACAACGTTAGTTTTTGTTAAATTTTCTGAAAAATTGTTAAGTTTAGCACAAACTCCAGTGACAAAATTTCTTGTAGAGCTACCTGCAATAATAGCAACAGTTCCACTAGAATAAAAGCTTGGAATTACGATAGTCTGACCACCAACAAGCACTTCTATTGATCCTGTACCTATAAGTAATTTAAAACTAGTAGTGCCTAGCAAAAAACTGATATCTAGTGACGTTCTAGTTTGTAAATCGTACAATACCAAGCCATCAAACTGATATACAAAGTCTAAATTTAAATTATTTGACAATGACGTGTGGTTACCTACAGGTATACCATAGTTATGATAACTCCAAGACTCAGCTTGGATTAAATCACTATTTTTACCAAAAGCAAAGGAGTAATACTGCTTCATGTCCCTTGCTATAAGGGGAGAAGTACTAGTCCCGCCATTGTTTTGTAATACACTTAAAACGCCATATCCATCTAGCTCTAATGGAGTTACCGCGGCTTCTACTAAAGTAAATTGCTTAAATTCTTTTACTCTAGAGTATATAGGAGGAGATACAAAACTAAACCTACTATCAGAAAGCGCTCCATTAAAGTTTGGGTTAAATTTCTTTGACAAAGAGCCATCTACTACAGTATGCTCTTCAGAAACTATAACACCATCCTGTAATGTTTTATTTCTTAGCCAATCAACCGTATGAAATCCTTCTATTGTAGTAGCCCAACCTCTTATAGAGGCTCCTTTATTGTCTATAGAAATAGTGTGAGCCATTGACGGCTGATTTATGATATACTCGGTATAGTCGGTTCTTGTATCGGCCTCAGAGCCGATATAGTATGAGTACCCCTCTGAGCGTAATACCTGCCCTGGAAGTGGTGTTATTTCTCCTCTATATGGAGAGTTTTGATTTATAGGTGTAGTTAAAACGTAATCTGTAAACTTTTCAAAATCAGAAGTTATAGGAGTTGATAAGTTTATAGCCGTAAGTGGTAATAGCCTGTGGTAATAAAATGGAGTTGTTGGAGGTAGCTCTTCTGTAGGAGAGCCTGATTCACTATCATCAGGTCCTCCTGGAACAATAGGTATACTATCCTTTCCTATGTATACATACAAGAAGGACCTAATTCCTGGAGAAACACTTGTAATGTAAAGTAGATTTAAAACAGGAGTGCTAAAGGTTGCAGAAGAATATCCTGCGGAAACTACTGCTCCTGCTGAGGAAGATCCAAGAAGGCTATTTACTTCTATTGTAGAAAATCCTGCACTTACCACTGCGTTAGTTGAGCTAGTAGCTAAGACTGTAGGATCAACAGTAGTTACAGTAATAGTGCTAAAATCAGCATTTATAATTGCGTTTACTGTGTTAGTAGTAATAGAAACTGACGGAGAGGGTACTATGCTTTCTAAAACCACTGTTGATGGGCTGACTATTTGTACGCTTGACTCTAATATGCTAGGATCTATATATCCTGCAAATGAAATAAATGATTCTTCATAGTCTCCGTTATCTACGTTATATTCTGAATTATAGTAGTACTCTAATAAGTCTAGAGCTTTAGCTAATACTGTAGTATTATCAGAATAATGACCTAAAATAGCAGATTGTTTAGCTACTATAAGAGCTGCAGCTTGTATAGGACCATATAGATAGTACCATCTTGTGTATTTTGAACCACCAAACGGAAATCTAGGTGTTCCGCCTTCTGTTATAGGGTACTGTGGTTCGGCTCCAGGAGTAGTCTGCTCTAATAGTTCTGCTTCAGATAAGGCCCGTAAATAACCATTTGTAGGCGAGTTAGTAGAATAAGATTTTGCTCCGCCATCAAACTCCCAAGTACGGCCTATTGTAGCAGTATGGCCTGTTCTAAGTCGTACAGTTTCTCCTATCGTAAACACACCATTAGCATCTCTAAGCTCTATACGCATAGATCTGTCAGGAGGAGCACCTACGTCAGATTCGCTGTGGGCAAGGTATATGATGCCAGATCCATTATTGGTAAGTCCAGTTAGCGGTATATTATTTGACAGCGAACCAATAGCGTTATAGAAATCAGTGCATGCTTGAGAGGTAGGAAAGAATAATGTAAAAAATCTTCTACTAGAAGTAGACCTGCCATCTTTAAAACCATGTAGAGTTACAGAGCCTGCTATATCTCTTGATATTTCAAGCATTCTTTGTGCTCTGGTATTATTTGGGTCTTCAGATAGTAGACACTTAGACAATAAATAAAAGCCAAGGCACGCCTGAGACTCTTCCCAAGGTCTCCAGTGCTCCAAAGGACCTAAGCAGGCACCTTGGTTACAGGCTCCTAGCCTAAATAGAGGACGTAAAACCTCTATACCACCAGGATACATACTTTTATTAAGTGCTAAGTGGTCGTATTTAGAAAGGTTGTCGTCTTGTCGTTTGTGTATCCAGAATTTTAGCTCAGGATCAGCAAAAAATTCATACAAGAAAGCAGCAACTTCTGAAGTTCTACCGGCAGCTCTAGGAGCCTCTAAAGAAGCTACAAATAAGTTACCATCTGTTCTATTAGAGTGTATCCAGAATTTTGAATACATTCTTGCAAACTCAAGGCTAAACCAATCCATAGTAATTAAGCCCTGAATTATCATTAATTTGTTAGTATAATGCTGCTTATCCGGCCCAGATATATTCTGCGGAATAGGCATTGCCGTTATATAGTCTGTGCTTTGTAATACTCTAGTATAGCCTCTGGTAGAGCTAAAGAAGGTACCGTTAAACATGATGGTACCAATATTAGAAAACTGAGTAGGAGAAACAGGATTTCCAAACTCATCATAGAACCAATTACACCTAGTTGCCTGTTGTCGAGTATTAAACTCTAACATAGGTATCCAATTATAGTCTGTAGTAGACATAAAAGGATATCCTCTTAGACCAAAAGCGTAGTCTCTAGTACCGTGAGTTCCTGTAACAGCAGTATCAGGATTGTTACATATAGTAGGCCAATTGTAAGGATCGGTTCTGCTTTTTATAGGATTTTCTAATAATGCAAGTAATGTTCGGCTTCTATTAAGCGCATCAGCATCAGAAGTTATATAACTTGGTCTTTCTGGCATTACATTAGTAATAGGATAGAAAGTCTTCCAGTTATCTGACATAGCCAAGATAGGGCCGTCTAGTTCTGCAGCGCTAGAGTTACTGGCGTCATAAATAAGAACACCTTTATAGCAATGCGAAGAGCCTATTGGAAATTTATTTCTTCCAGCTACAAAAGGGTTAATAAGTGTATAAACTCGCTCTGTATCAGAAATATACTGTATACCAGGAATCTTATACTCTTCCCATCTAATTTTTGATCCTGCATTTTGAATTCTTAAAGTTACAGGATAGGTTAAGGTAAGAACTGGATCTACTCCGTTAGCTGGTAAAACATTAGGCTCAAACCTATAATACCCAAATCTAAAATAAAACTGTATATGATTTAAATTTGAGAATGACTCGACTACTAGCTCTACCCAAATATGCCTGTATTGTGGCATTAAAGGGTCATTAGGCAGATAAGTAAAATACCTATACCTATTATAATGATCTTCAGGACCTCCGCCCTCTACAAGAGATAGAGCGACGTTAGTCATAGGAATAGTATAATTATTACCTTGAATACTAAATGTAAATATAGTGCCTAAAAAAGCCGTAACTAGTTGAGGATTTAAATAGTTAATAATAGCCGTGCTATTAATAGACTTATTAACTGTTACAGTCTTTTCCTCAAAGCTATCTAGGTCTACTCTAAAAGACGCTCTAGCATACTTTACAGCTCCATTATCATATCTAATACCCTGAGGGTACCACTGAATTTTTTGATTAGAGTTATAAGGTACTGCGCCGCTTACTACAAGCGTATCGCCTACCTGTAAGTTTTCTCCTCTAGTAAAAGGTATTCCTAGAGTAACAATCCCGGTTCTGGGATAACCTGAAGTATTTTTAATTTTAGCTGTAGACATAAGAAAAAGAGCCAGCTACCTTATTAGATAGCCGGCTCAGTAAGATAGCTTAACTATCTAGTAATCAGAGGCTGATTACGCTCTGGAACGATTCGTCACCGCTCAAGGCATTACCCAGACCAGTCACGGTGTACTGAGTACGATACGCAAAGTCAAAGCTCTTCGCGATCTTGATGTTCTTGAGTAGACCAACCGCACGACCATCATTCTTGATGGCGAGGCCGTAGCGCTCGCGGAACTTCATCTTCATGATATCACGGGCAGGATCATTCCACTCCTCGGTAGAAACCTCTTCGTCTACCACTAGGATGCCCAGCTCATTAACGTCACAAAGGACGATATCCGTTGTGTTGTTGCTAGAGTTGAACGTCATGTATGGCGAAACGATGATGTTGAACGAGGTCGGGAAGAGCGACGGAACACGAGTAAACGTGGTCGCGACGTTCTCTGGGTTAGACACGTAAGTGTTCTGGTTTAGGGCAGTCTGACGCCACTGCGGCGCATTACCCGGCGAACCCTGAGGAAGAGTGAACATCATGTTCTGGATGCCGTGCTGGAATCCAAATAGCTTCGACAGACCCTCTTCAGCAAAAATTCTCCAAGCAAACGGGTGCATGATCATCGTATTCATTACGAATCCGTTGTTGACCATGGTGGCCCACGCCTTCATGATGTCGTCCAGCGTTAGAGTACCGTTGTAAGTACCGCCGGCGTTACGACCTGTAGCGCTAGGATAGTTTGCATCGCTGTTGTCAATTAGAACCGTACCATTGCTTACGATTAGGTCAGCAATCTTACGCTCCTTATGACGAGCCATAGCACGTCCACACGCACGGGCATTCATAGAAATGATATCGAACTGACTGTAGCGACGCTGCTCCTCGGTTACCTTCATGGCAATACCGACCTTGCCGATCGTGCATTCAGTCTGCCCGCCCATTTCCATGGTGCCTTCTGGGTACTCTTCACCTTCAGCTAGATCAGCTGCAGCATTAGAGAGTGCTCCATAGGTCGGGAAAGAGATTCTAGTACCAGCGCTATAATTCACTCTGGATAAGAGCGGAGTAAGCACTAGATTAGGCTCAATCGCCTCACGGACAATCGTACTAATAGTACGAGGAACCAGTAAGGGTAGATCCGTGCTAAAGTTATCGCGCATCTGCTTGGTAACCTTAACGTCACGGTCAATTAACTGATCAATCGTGATCTGAGTAGCCGAACGGTCTAAATAACCATTCTTCTCCCAAACCTGACGAATCTTCTTAAGGTTAGCAGCATCCTTACGATCGAGCTCCGAATTACCGAAGTCGAGCATATCAGAATCCTGCTCCTTTGTCTTCTTTAGGGCCGCAGCCATATCCATGAGGACTTTCTTCTGTTCGCCCTCAAAAACTTCAAAATTAAAGTCTTCCATTTTAGGTTATTCCTTAAAAATCACAGGCGAATTAGAAGCGTTAAGCCCCAATAGACTTTATTGGAGTCCGCTTTAGCGCCTAGGTAAAAGGCAGGAATGCCCTTAGTACCCGAGCCAGCTAGGCCGGTTAGGCCAGGAACCGTCTGTATCTTCGAGAGATAGTCAAATTCCTTATTAGCAGTGGTATCAATGGTGAAGTCCGAAAGCTTATCAACAAGGCAATCGCCCTGTGACGTGCTTGAACCACCAGTTCCAAGCTTGATTTTGCGTAAGCAGCGACCAACCACACGATCGTGGATATCGTTGTAGGTTGAGGCGTACGTTTTAACAGGCGCATAGCGTCCAGCAAGGTGGAAGCCAGCAGCGTGAGACGGATAAGACGGCGACGGGGGCATAAAGCCAATACCGTGTCGCTTACCAGAACCAAGCATTACCGCATCGCCTGGCTCGATTAACCACTCATCGGAGTTAACGGCAGGGACCTGTATAACGTAGTCCGTCAGTAAACCAACAGCCGTGTTACGCGTATAGTTCGTGTAACGAGCCTGTAGGTTAAAGCTATACACCGGCTGATAGCATACGCCAAGGGGCTTTACGCGACCTACAGCGTGATCACCAGACGTAGTGGGGAGACCCCAAGTATTAGACGCACCGACCTGAGTAAGGCCGCCAACGTCACCATAGCCCGTACCGAGAACGGCCGGAACTATCTTACCCTCGGCAACAGGGTTGCCTCCGGTTACAATACCAATTAGTGTACCCGGCTCAAGAACGATCGGGTCAAACTTATCTTCGTCAATTCTGGTATGGGCCAGACCTGTCCAAGCCTCTTTGGCAAAGCCCCCGTTTACCGGGCGCTGGCCTTCGCAAAGCTCATTGTAATAAGGACGGCTGACTTCATACCCACGCGGAACTCTAATAGCCATAATTATTTACCTTTTAGTCCAAGTTCAGTATCAAGTTTGTCTACCGCACTAGCTGTAGACTTTTTATTCTTGTCAGCAGGCTTTTCCTCTGGCTTGCCAGAAGTTGACTTAGTTAGTACAGGTGAAGATACCTTATCGCCCGTAGCGAGCTGGTTTACTACACCTTCCTGCTTTTTATTAGGCAGCTCTAAGCCGTCTAATTCTTGCATCAGATCCTGTAGCGAATCCTGTAAAGAGTCGATTGAGCGGGCAGAGAGTTTCTCTACATACGCGTCAAATTTCTCCTTAGTGTCTACGCTATCTTTCGCAGTCTTATTAAGACGAGATCTTAGTGAAGCTAACGATACAGCAAGGGTTTTACCCATTTTAGCCTGCATCGTAGCAGCATCCGTTGTTAGCCTTTGGATCTGACTATCTTTCGCTTCATTCTGCTTCTTCAGCGTCTCTACCTCTGTTTTGGAGGCGGAGACAGCATCTTTAAGGCTAGCTATCTCAGTCTTAAGAACTTCTAGTTCTTTTTCCATATTACTATCCTCTTTAGATTTTTGATCTAAATTCGCCTTATCAAGATTTTGCTCGACAATTGAAGCTCCCGACTCAGGTCCAGTTTCTACTTTACGGACATTAGACGTCTCGTCAGTGTTACTTGACTTATCAGAAGACATAACTTGCTTGAGCTTGTCTGTAATTGCAGGGCTTACCGCAATCACTGTCTTTTTATTGGCTGCCTTGTGGGTACCATTAAGAAGACTTAAATCGCCATCTTCATCTCTAAGAACGAAATTTCGAACCGCTTCTTTCTTTCCAGAGACTTCGCTGGCAAATACTGTATCCTTGGTCCAGCTAGATTTACTATCCGCCCAAGTATGTGATTTAATCTTAGCCTGCGCTGAGGCGGGCTGGTTTACGAAGCTAACTTCGTTGTATGTCATGCCTTGAGTAATGGCATAGCACATTAGCCCGGATTCTGAATCTACAGGCTCGCCCTCTTCGTTATAGGACATTCCAGGCATGTGAGGGCAGTCTAGAATGCTATCTCCACACGTAGAGCATAAAATTCTTTGTGAACTATGCCCGGCGGAAACACTAAGATAACGAGAGTCAATTATTTTCTGGATAGCGTCTGAATCTGTAATAAAGCCAGAAACCGTTACTATTCCAGAGCCTTTAGTACCAGCTACTTCTGGAGCTAACCAGTCATTTTCAAACTGATCGCCAAATTTTAGCTGAGTATACTTGGCCCCTGTTACTCTACCGATAGCATCACTAAACGAGTCGTGATGGCGCAGTATGGGCTTATCATAAGCCGCAGTCCCGCCTTTATCCGTAGAAAAGAAAGACTTGTAGCCATTGACTACTTGTGTGCCCGGATAGACTCTACCGTTAATTAGAGTACCAGAGTGAGTAGCATCAATTTCTACAAATAGCTTAGCGCCGCGATCACGGCGAAGCATTTCAGATGCATCCTTCTTTATATTGTCTGGAAGTGATGACTCTATTACTAGGGAGTCTTTAAATAAAAATTTACTCACAATTTTAATCTTTTAAAGGGAAACTTAAAAAGTAGTCAAAATTTTCATTAGTGGGTATAAATTTCTTATAGATAAGCTCACTAATGTCTAATGAATGCCTTTCTTGCGAAGTAGGATCAATTAGGTCAATTGTTTTGCTGCCTACTTTTTTTGCAAGCTTTATAAAACCAAATCTTTCTGAAGTTATTACCTGATCCCTAATCAATATTTTAATAGCATCCTCTAACGATGCCACTGTCAGTAACATAGATTTTACATCTATGTTGCCACTGGCATCTCTTTTTATTATATTGATTAGTTGATCCTTATATGGGTTAATAGTCTTCCAATAGGACTTGACAATAAAGTTGCTGTAAAACCGATCTATAGCCCTTATTCCTATTTCCTCGAAATCTATATCCTGATCTTCTTTTAACTCGTCTAGCTGCTTTTTAGCGCTTGTATAGCCCTCGTTAATGACTTCTTCTATATCTGTTCTCGTAACTTCAGTACTAGACTTTACGAATTCTCTAAAATATAGCTCTATCGAGACGCCGTCAATATTTTGATCTTGTATTGCCGAGGATAGTAAGGATTTTGTTACACTAAAACGTTCTAGTACCTTAGCCTCTATATCATTAGCTTTAAATCTGCTTTTAGCAGGCTTAGTACCGCTTTGATTTGTTGGTTGTCCTCTGTTAGACAATGTGTTTTTAACGCCGCCGCTCAAATCACCGCCGCTAGAAGAAGAAGCAGCTCTGACTGCTCCCTGTACTCTAACAATTTCTTTTTGAGCTTCAGTTTGCTGCCTAATAGATAGATCGTTCTTCTCTTCTTCAGACAGTGGCTGCTTATTCAAGAAGTGCTTTCTAAACTCAGTGTTTGTTATGGCATTAGCCATGTATAACTGAGCGCCGTGGTTTTGGGAAGCTCTTTCCTCTTCTCTGTCTATAGTAGGGAATGTAAATCTAACTAGATTCTCTTCAGTTACGTCGTAATTACCTTCTAGCAATAGCTGAAGTATCACAAAATGAGTAATATGGTCAGAAATTACCTGCTGGTAGTCTTTTGCAGAATCCTGCAGGCCTTTATTTAAGTTTGTAGCAGTTCCTCTAGAAAGAGCGCCGCCGCGACCTAAATCTAAAGGAGAAAGACGTAATCCAGCTACAACTCTAGATTCAAAATATTCTAGATAAGGGGCTAAGTCTAAAGCCGCGCCTTCCTTGCTTAATAGCTTAATTTCGTGTCTTTCACTGGTTACTACATAACCCTGTGCAGGAAATGCTTGAACGGAGCTTGTTACATCCGCTACTTCGTCTCCACCGCCTTCATAAGCTATTGCAGGTCTAGTTTCAGTACCTACTTTATAATGGTAAAGAGGAAAAGCCTCTTTAGCAGCCATAATAATGGCTACTTCTTCTAGCTTTCGTTAAGCTCTTATATCATCTAAGTCAGGAAGTAGA